CCAATTGCTGGCAAACCCGGCCAACTACCGCGAGCATCCCGGCTACCAACGGGACGCCCTGCGCGGGTCCTTGCAGGAGCTGGGCTTCATTGCTCCGGTGCTGGTCAACCTGCGCACCGGCCGCATGATCGACGGGCACGCGCGGACCGAGGAGGTCCTCTCCGTGGACCCGCACCGCCCCATCCCCGTGGCCTACGTGGACATGAGCGAGGAGGACGAGGCAAAGGCGCTCTTGATCTTCGACCGGATCACCAGCCTGGCCGGCGTGGACAAGGAGAAGCTGGCCGACCTGATGCGCGACGTCAGTTTTGCGACCCCGGGCCTGCAGAAGATGGTGGCCGACTTCGCGCGGGAGCAGAAGATCGTACTGGGTGGCGGCCCCGAGACTCCCGACCCCGGCGCGCAGACCGAGAAGGCTGCTGAGCTGCAGGAGAAGTGGGCCACTGAGCGCGGCCAGCTCTGGAGCATCGGTCCGCACTGGCTGATGATCGGCGACGCCACCGATGTGCACGACGTCACCCGCCTGCTCGGCCTGGCCTGCCCGTCGCTCATGGTCACCGACCCGCCCTACGGCGTGAGCTACGACCCCAAGTGGCGCAAGGAAGCCAAGCGCTCCAGCGGCAAGGCGCTCTCCACGGGCAACGTCAGCATGGGCGAGGTCGCAAACGACGATCAGTGCGACTGGACCCTGGCCTGGGAGCTGTTCCCCGGCGACGTCTGCTACGTGTGGCACGGGGGCAAGCACGCCGGCGCGGTCGCTCAGTCCCTGGAGGCCGTGGGCTTCGAGATCCGCAACCAGATCATCTGGGTGAAGCAGGGTCTCGTCATCGGCCGGGGCAACTATCACTGGCAGCATGAGCCCTGCTACTACGCCGTCAAGAAGAACGGCAAGTCCCACTGGTGCGGGGACCGGACCCAGTCGACCGCCTGGTTCATCAATAACGCCTCGGGCAACGGCACCAAGGACGACATCGACAGCGATCACGGGACCCAGAAGCCCCTGCTCTGCATGCGCCGCCCCATCGACAACAACAGCGTCGCCGGCGACGGGATCTACGACCCCTTCCTGGGCAGCGGCACCACGATGGTGGCCTGCGAGCAGAGCGGGCGCGTCTGCTTCGGCATGGAGCTGGACCCCGGGTACGCCGCTGTGGTTCTCGAAAGACTCAGTGGGATGGGGCTCGAACCACGGCTGTCTGATGGGCCACAAAGGTGATGGGCCATGGCAGCGCATAGAACGCCCGAGCAGGTCGAGATCGACCGCGACCGCGTGGCGGAAATGTACCTGCAAAAGCGGCCTCTCCGGGAGATCGCCCGCGTGGTCGGCATCAACCGCAAGACGGTCTCCCTGGACATCAGGGCTGTCCAGCGTCGCTGGGCGGCCGAACACCCCGGCGAGTACGCTTATCGGCTCGCCCTGGAGCTGGCCCGCATCGACCTGATCGAGGTGAAGGCCTGGGAGCGCTTCGAGGCTGCCGTGGCCGGCCGCAAGAGCAGCCGCACCAGACTGGTCAACGGCCCCCAGGGGCAGACCAGCCTGGGCGAGTCCAGCAGCGCCGACCCCGCGAACGAGGCCTCGTACCTCCGGCTTGTCTGCTGGTGCGTGGAGCAGCGGTCCAGGATGCTCGGCCTGTATAAGGACCTGAAAGTGGAGGCCAACGTCCACCATGACATCACGGGCACCATCAGCTTTGACTCCATCGAAGATCTCGACGCCGAGTTCAAGCGGGTCTTCGGCATCGCCCTGCCTCCAGTTCCTGTCGTTTTCACGCCTCAACAGCTCCCTCCGGGCTTCCGACGGGCTAACTGACTGGTGCGGGGCCTGGCGCCGGATCGACGCGCGGCCCTTCGGCCTGGAGGGCCACGAGTATCTGCGCGGGATCTACGGCGACGAGTCTCCCTTCGTGGCCATCCGCAAGGCCGCCCAGATGGGGGCGAGCGAGTACGCCATCTCCCGCAGCATGCACTTCTGCGTCGTCCATGGCGGCCGCGTCATCTACTACTTCCCGACCGACAACGACGTCGGTGAGTTCTCCCGGGACCGCTTCGGCCCGGCGGTCAGGGAGTCCGAGTACTTCCAGGCCCTGGTGCGCAACACCGACACGGCCGGCTTCAAGCAGATCGGCCGGGGTGCCATCTACTTCCGGGGGACCAACAGCCGCACGCGCATGAAGAGCGTGCCGGCCGACTTCTTGGTCTTTGACGAGCTGGACGAGATGCAGCCCGCCAACATAGAGCTGGCCCGCAAACGCTTGGGGCACTCCAAGTGGGGCTGGGAGCTGGACGTGAGCACGCCCTCCCTGCCGGAGTTCGGCATCGACGCGGCCTTCCTGTCGACGGATCAACACCACTGGATCCTGCGATGCCCTGGCTGCTCCAACGGCGTCTGCCTGGAAGACGAGTTCCTGGAGCACCACGGCGCTCCCGACGATCCGCGCACGGACATATGCTTCGTGCAAGGCGAGCCCGGGCGCGAGACCCTGGTGTGCCCTCGCTGCGGCCACGCGCTTGATCCCCAGAATGGTGGGTGGGTGGCGCGCTACCCAAACCGCACGCGTCGCGGATACCACGTCTCGAAGTTCATCTCCACCGTCGTGAGCGAGCAAGAGAAGGCCGAGGGCTGCTTCACCAAACCGGCCGCGCTGCTCAGGCTCTGGCAGACCACCAAGTTCCCCGGTGAGTTCTTCAACAGCGAGCTGGGCCTCCCCTACCTGGGCGCCGAGGGCGGCCTCTCCGAAGCCGATCTTCTGGCCTGCGCCGGCAAGTGGGGCCAACCCCCCAAGGGCAAGGGCTGCGTGATGGGCGTCGACCAAGGGAACGGCCTCCACATCGTCATCAAGGAGCCGCACGGTGACATCGTGCTCACCATCCGCGTGCACCACGAGCCCATGACGGACGCGCTCTTCTCGCACCTGGACGCCTTCATGGAAACCTACGACGTCCGCTTCTGCGTCATCGACGCCCTGCCGAACACGCACGCGGCCCGGGCGTTTGCCAAGCGCTTCTACGGGCGCGTCTGGTGCGCCTACTACGGGGGCAGCCAGAAGGGCACCGCCTCCTGGGGCTTCGACCAGGAGAACACCCGCATCGTCACCGTCAACCGCACCGAGGCCCTCGATGCCTGGCGGGACGCCTACAAGCTCCGCAAGCGCCGCATCCCCCGGGTGGAGGACTCCATGACCGAGTACGTGCGGCAGATGACCAACGTGCTCCGCAAGATCGAAGAGGACAAAGAGACGGGCCAGAAGAAGGCCGTCTGGGTCCAACGGGGCCCCGATCACTTCGCCCATGCTGACAGCTACGCCGAGATCGCGCTGCGGCGCCTCACCCTCGGCCTCGTGAGAGGATCGGTGATAGGTTAATGGCCGGCGTACCCGGACGTGACAAGACGGGGCTCCCCGGGGAGGTCCCGAACAGCCTGTCGGTGGTCGATCCCTCCGGCAGCATCCTGCAGAGCCCGGACTCGGCGCAAGGCAAGGCCGTGGCGCGGGTGGATCATTCGGCCACCATCGACACCGCCAGCAAGACCCCGGTCAAGACCCCGGGAGCCTACGCCTCGATCATCGAGGCCCCCCAGCGGGAGAAGGACTCCGGCGCCGGCCTTTCTGAGCGCCTGGACCTGGGCAAGTGGGCCTACGACGAGGTCAAGTGCGCCCCGCCCCTGGCGGATCCGCTCGCCCTGGTGCAGCTCTACGACCGCAACGTGGCCCACAAGGCCTGCATCGACGCCAAGACCGCCAACTGCGTGGGCCTGGGCTGGCGCCTGGACCTGAAGGAAGGCCGCGAGGACGAGGACGTAAAACAGCTCCAGGCCGACGTCAAGAAGTGGCTGGAGGGCTGTGCCCGGCGCGACGGCAAGAGCATGGACGAGCTGCTCGGCGCGGTCCGCAAAGACGAGGAGTCCGTGGGCTGGGGCGGCTGGGAGATATCGCGCAACGGCAAGGGCGCGCCTGACGGCTTCTTCCACGTGCACGCCTACACCCTCCGGCGCCGCAAGGACCGCGATGGCTGGGTGCAGAAGTGGATGGGCGAGTACCGCCACTTCCGTGACTACGGCCGGGCGGCTGAGGACACCGCCAACCCGGAGCGCTTCGAAGGCACCAACGAGATCCTCATGTTCTTCGAGACGACCCCGACCAACCCGTTCTACGGCCACCCTGACCACCTGCCGGCCCTGGGTGACATGCTCGGGGACGAGTCGGCCCAGGCCTACCAGCAGCAGTTCTTCTTAAACAACGCCGTCCCCAGGCTGGCCATCTGCGTGAACGGCGGCCGGCTTGACCCTAACACCCGCGAGTACGTGGTCAACTACATGCGCGAGGGCCTGCGAGGCGAGGCCCATAAGACCATGCTCCTGGAGACCGAGGCCGGGGCCAACGTCAGCATCTCGATCGAGAAGCTCACCGTGGGCGCCTCCGGGCGCGAGGACGCCTCCTTCATCGAGTACCGGAAGTTCTGCCGCGACCAGGTCATCATGGCCCACCGCGTGAGCCCCTCGAAAGTCACGATCGTGGAGAACGCCAACCTCGCCAACTCCAAGGACCAGGATCTGACGTTCAAAGAGCAGGTCATCAAGCCCGACCAGCAGCGGTATGAGACCCGGATCCAATGGCTCCTGGAGGACAC